TAGATTTATATTTAGCGGCTTTTAACATTCCTTTAATTTCGCCACGAATCTCGGCTCGATCTTCAGCATCCAAACTATGGTAAAGTTCAAGTAGTTCCCTGTCAGCACACCAACGTGCAATGCTAATTCTTTACCTGTCATGTTTTTATCCCTACGAGCTTGTGCAATTCGCAAACCGATTTGTTTATTGTCTATAGCATCCATACAAATGACCTCTCTTTTTATTTATCCAGCTACAAAAAACTGGAAATCATCTATTCCGTTATCCAAGTCTTGGCTATGAAGCATTTTTTCCAGCAAATCCGCTTGGATTTCAGCGCTGAAGTCATTGCCCTTGATGTGCATCAGTTCATGAAGGACAGCGGCTTTTTGCATTTCCCAGGAACAGTGAGAATTGACAATAATAGTGTAGCTGCCATCTTCGTTCATATGCGTGAGGGCTCGCACATGATAGGGCATATCTTGATAGACTAATATAATATTCATAGGCTACTTTTTACCTTCCTTCGCCTTTAGCCCGTTAATTAGACTCAGGACAATGTCAATATCATCTTTGCTGAGGTCTTTGGTAGCATCGAACAGAATTCGCCGGTTTGGATCGGTACGCAACTCTTCGGCTAGGGCAACAACGTCCGGATCGGAATAGTATCCCTGGCTATCGTCTGATGTGTCATCTAGTAGGTCCATAGGAGATATTTGAAGAGCTTCAGCTAAAAGCGCCATTTTATCACGCCTCATGTTTTTTATATAACCTGATTCCCATTTTTTGACCGTACTCTTACTAACACCAACTTTATTAGCGACTTCTTCCATGGTTAAGCCAAGTTCTTTTCGTCTGTGTTCTATCATTTCATTGACTTTCATAATTAATCGCTCCTTTTAAGTTCCTATCTATATAATACTATGTACGTTTCTAAAAAGCAACATTTTCACCAAAATATAATATAAAGTTTCCTAAAGTGTTGACAGTCGCTTAAATGTAGGATATAATTCAAGTAGCCTAAAGGAAACAACAGGAGGTGATAATTGTGAATGCTAATAAACTATTAGCCCTTATTAAACTCAAAGGCTTTTCTATGAAAAGCTTCCTTAGTGCAATCCAAATGCCTAGTTCTACATGGTCAAAGAAAATCAGAGGCTTATCGGAATTCACGCGAGCTGAAATATGCTCAATAATTCATGTATTACACATGGATCATTACGAAGTAATGGATATTTTTTTTAATCAAAAAGTTTCCTAAAGTAAACAAAATTTCAAAATGTGATTGGACCTACGCGGCGAGAAAGGAGGCAAGGGCGTGAATCAATTCGAATCCTATTTGAAAACCATACTAACAGATAAGCAAATACAGGTATTAGCTGATGCGGTGCTGACTCAAAACATTGTTTGCTTGTATGGTGCTGGCTTAGGTAAATCGACACTCGCCAGAATCTTCAAATCTGCCGGTATCCGTAGTGTGCTGGCCCCAGAAGATTGTGGCGCAGATGCAGACTGTTATACCGTCTTGGATTGCCCGGGAATCATTGCACTGAGTATGAAAAATGAACCCTTTTCCAATGCACTGGATAAGGATTCATTCTCAAAAGAAGAAATTACTGCGAGTCTCGCGGACGTTTTAAAACGTAAACATTGAATTCCCAGTTTGCAGATTCACCGGATGTACCTTCCCGGAGCACTGCACGAAATCCGCATTGCTCCATCGCATCTTTAAAGCATTGTGAAGTTACGTGTTCATCTTTGGATGCTGCCATCGCGGTGAAATGCTGTTTAATCCCATATGCAGATACAGCGTGATTTATCGTCTTGCGTTTGCTAAATCGGGAGCCTATGTATTGAATTAGCTTGTCCTGCATCGACGGGGAAAGCTCAGAAAAATGTAAAATGTTCGACATTTATAATCACCTCCCTTCATGAACATTATAACATGACGGGAGATACGAAAGGAGCTGACATCATGACGAACGAAGAAAAGCTGGCTGTTGTATTGCAATTAGTGAATGGGCTAAAAGCGAACGAATGGCGACGTATCAAAATCATTATTGACCGCCAATATGAAGAAAAGGCCACCAAGCTGGCACTTGATGACCTTTCCTGCGAATCCATTGAACAATTAGCTAATCATTTGCATAAAGCCTTAGAGAGCACCTTGAAGAGCAAGTCTTGATTTAGCTTAGTACTTAGATGCGAAAAGAAAAAGGAGTGATGCGTATGATTCCAGAAGACGGATACCTTTTGTCAGAACTGCTTTCGCTGGTGGGATTACTGATTTTCCTGAAAGCGTCCATCCACCACGGTCTCTTCTTCGGAGCGTTGGTCTTCGGGGCGGGTATCCTACTCAAGATTTATTGCCTGATTCTGGTCATGAGCCAGACGCTTTGAAGAGTGGAACAGACTTCTTCCGATAGGGAAGCCTAACGATGAACTTTACCTGACTCAGGTCCTCGTTCACGATGGTTTTTCCATCGAATACGAAGCGGGCCTTGACTGTTTCGTAGGGCTTCAGAAAGGCCGGAAGCTCCAGCAGTTTCCCCGAACGGGCTACCAAAGGGAAGGATTCTTTATCCTGATGGAGAGCAATGAATTCGTCGAGGTTCAGGTCCCAAGATGTTTCAGAGGCCTTGATTTCCCTGAGGACGGCTTCGGGCAGCGGCATCAGCCGCGTATTATCCGGCAGGCCCAGGTATACAGTTTTCACTTTATCGGCGCTCTGGGAATCATTGACAATGGTTACCCGGACGTCCAGATAGCGGTGATCCAGCCAGACGTACCGGAAATGAACCAATTCTACATCCGGCAGGAAACGCCGGTAATAGAAGATAGACAGACAGGCCAGCAGGAACGTCACGACGCTGTTCAGCGTCAAGCCGGAATTGGAAAGCAAAAAAGCTTGGATGCTGGCTGCAGCATTTACGATATAGGTCCACATAAACAACATCTCCTTTCGTACTCATCATAGCATGGTTCAACGGAGGGGGAAAGAAATAAAGGAGGACCGAACATGAAGGAAGCCAAAGAAAAAGAGCCATGCAGAAGCATGGCTCAGAACCGAGCTAAGGTCGATTTGATTGTATTGGCTATTTCAATCGCAGCGCTATTAGCCGCCTGCGGAGCACTTAGTGTCTCGCTATATATGTTAAATAGCTGACGTATGAGAGGAGATGAGTGGGAACATGGAACAGAAGAAGAGTGAACTGAAAGCTTCTTTGCATGTGAAAAAAGGGCAACCATTGCCTGATTGCCCTTTCAGATTAAAAGTAACCGGTAAAACAAATGTTGATGTGATTGTTGAGGACGAAGCTGTTACAAAGAAAGTTTAGAAGAAAGATAATCATTCGTTGCCTGTTTAAGCATATCATCCCATGAATCGAAATCAGTAGCGTGTGAAACAAATTGGTCCCATACGTCATCGGGAATAGCTTCGAAATCTTCTTGTGAATCTACTACAAAGTTTCCGGCTTTTAAGAATTCATCAAAAGAAGAACAATCAGTATGCTTTTCCATAAAAATTTTTGTAAACAACTTATCAAAGCTGATTGTGTGGGTACCTTCAAGATCATGGACATTCTTTTCTAGACTCTTTAATGAATCTATCAAATCATCGAAACCATTAATGGTTGTACTCATTATACTCACCTCCCTTCATGGTCATTATACCAGAACGGGAGAAGAAAGGAGAAAATCATGAATGAAGATATTTATAAGGGGTTACCCCCAATTTTAACGGCAAAAGACATCGCCGAATTCTTGCGGATTGGCATGAACCAGGCTTACGAAATCATCCATGAAATCGGATTCCGGTATGGCTGCACAGTCCGGTGCACAAAAAATCAGTTAATCAACTTCGTGGAAGGGGGTGGAAAAAAACATGAAGACCATGAAGATTTACGAACATGGGCCGAAGGAGCCAAAGCGTAAACCGCGCTTCCGGATGATCCGAGCGGGGTTGGCTATCGCCATGGCCTTCGGTATCGGGCTGTATCTCGGTAGCACGACGCCCTGGTCACAGGCCGAAACGGTCGCCGCTGATACGGCCATCATCCATGAAGTAGATGCTGGTGAAACGCTCTGGCAGATTGCCGGACCCATTGCAGATCAGACCGGACAGGACGTCCGGGAAATCATTTACCAGCTCCAAATCAACAATAACCTGGGTCCGAATCCGACACTGAAACCAGGGCAGAAATTAATCATTCGTTACTGATAGGAGGTGGTGACAATGGATGATTTTTTCCGCGATATCATCGAATTCTACAGTGATCCGGAAAACATCCGGGCCCTAGAAGAATTCCGTAAAGAACAAGAAGCCTTGAAAGGAGGTGAAACGAATGATGTGCGAAACGTGTCCCCATGACGGGTATTGTATCCCCGATGACTGTGCGCTCATGAAAAAAGAGCCGCTCCTGCGCCAACAGGAAACGGCTCCAGCCAAAATAACTCAAGTCCACTATAGCACACGATCGGAGATTTTACAATTGGATACAGCTCAAAATGATTATGAAATGTTTATTGCTAAAAAGGAACGCCCGGCGGATGATTACGGTTTCAAGGTACCTGTGGATTCCCTGCCGGATGCCTTGTTCGACTTCCAGCGCGATATCGTCCACTGGGCCCTGGCCAAAGGCCGCGCCGCTATATTTGCTGATTGCGGCCTGGGCAAGACCTTGATGCAGTTGGCTTGGGCAGACCAGGTACATCAGCACACGGGCCATCCCGTACTGATACTGGCCCCGCTGGCCGTTGCATCGCAGACGGCACAGGAAGGCGCACGGTTCGGCATTGATGCCGTTGTTGTGGAACACCCGGAAGAGGTCATCAACGGCATCAATATCACGAACTATGATAAGCTGGACCGCTTTGATACGTCGGCATTCTCCGGCGTCGTCCTCGACGAATCTTCTATCCTGAAGTCTTTTACCGGGAAAGTGCGGACCGCGCTGATCAATGCTTTCTGCCGGACACCATACCGATTGGCCTGCACGGCCACGCCGGCGCCGAATGACTACATGGAATTAGGTAACCATTCCGAGTTCCTGGGCGTCATGACGCGGACGGAAATGCTCAGTATGTTCTTTGTCCACGACGGCGGGGAAACGTCTAAATGGCGCTTGAAAGGTCATGCGGAAAAGGGATTTTGGCACTGGATGGCCGGCTGGGCTGTTGTCCTGGATAACCCGGTCAGCCTGGGCTACCAGGACGAAGGCTACGAACTGCCGGAACTGCATATGCATGAAATCATTGTAGACGGCGATGCGCCGACGCAGGAAAAGCTGACACTGACTCAGCGGCGGAAGGCCCGCAAGGAATCCCTGGACGCCCGATGCAGAGCCGCGGCAGACTTAGTCAATGCCAGCCATGAACAGTGGCTGGTATGGTGTGACCTCAATGCCGAATCGGAGGCGCTCCATAAAATGTGCCAGATGTCCCGGCAGGTCCGCGGATCCGACAAGAGCCAATATAAGTCATCTACGATGATGGGCTTTTCCATCGGCGTCCTGAAATGCCTGATTACGAAACCCAGCATCGCCGGGTTCGGGATGAACTGGCAGAACTGCCACAACATGATTTTCGTCGGACTATCCGACAGCTACGAACAGTACTATCAAGCCGTGCGCCGCTGCTGGCGATTCGGACAGACGCATCCCGTCAATGTCTACGTCATCATATCGGCGAAAGAAGGCTGCGTCAAAGAGAACATCGAGCGCAAGGAAGCCGACGCCATCAACATGCGGCAGAAAATGGCCGAGCTGACCAGGGAATCAGTTAAAGAAAATCTGTCACGGACGACACGGATTATGACCATCTATAATCCGACTACGCCGATGCAGTTGCCTGCCTGGGCAGAAATGAAAGCCGTATGAATTTAATTTACGTTTGTGAAATTTAAGGATGTGATAACCATGGTCAATGTATTGAGCCAATACGTATCCGAACGGGTATCCCTGTATAACGGGGACTCCGTAGAGATACTGCATGGCCTGCCAGACAACTGCCTGCATTATTCTATCTTCTCGCCGCCGTTTTCGTCGCTGTACACCTACAGCAACAGCGACCGGGATATGGGGAACAGCACCAGCGACGGCCAGTTCTACAAGCATTTCGGGTTCCTGATCCACGAATTGGCGCGCGTCATGATGCCGGGGCGGCTGGTATCGGTCCACTGCATGGATATCCCGAAGATGAAGAGCCGTGACGGTGTCATCGGGCTGAAGGACTTCCCAGGTGAAATCATCCGGGCCTTTGAAAAAGCCGGCTTCATCTACCACAGCCGCGTCGTTGTGTGGAAAGATCCGCTCGTCGAAGCGACCCGGACGAAAGCCCTGGGATTGATGCACAAGCAGTTATGCAAAGATTCGGCCATGTGCCGGAACGGCTTGCCCGATTATGTCGTGACATTCCGCAAGCCCGGGGATAATCCGGAACCCGTTGCCCATGAAGACGGGCTCAAGCGGTTCTATGGCGAAAACGAACCGGAAGGCGTGAAGACACTGCGCCCCCAGCCAGACCCGGAACTCGTCGAAGCGAAAAAGAAATATAATACCACCCCGATATACAGTCATCAAGTGTGGCGCCGGTACGCATCGCCGGTCTGGATGGATATCCGGCAAAGCAACACGCTGAACCGGGCGGCGGCACGGGACGAAAAAGATGAACGGCATATATGCCCGTTACAACTGGACCTGATTGCCCGGTGCCTGGAACTTTGGACGAATCCCGATGATATTGTGCTGGACCCGTTCGCCGGCATCGGCAGTGTCCCAGTCGTAGCCCTTCAGATGGGACGACGGGTCATGGGTTTTGAACTGAAGGAATCGTATTACAAGCAAATGGTCATCAATTGCAAAGAAAAAGAGGAGGAAATGAACCATGATTGAAATCAAATTTAAAGGAGACCTCAAAGACGTTATTACCGAAATCGTGAACTTCCGGGATGCATTAAATGCTCCACTGAACCCAAATCTGGATTCAGCAGGGGCGTCGCAGAACGCGACTCCCTCTGCAGCGGTCAATTCTGCGGCCAATGTTGTACCCGCCCATGAACCAAGCCCGCAAGTGACACCGGCAGAAGCCCCGGCAGCGCCTGCCCCGGCTGTTGAAAAGGCTACGCCTGCTCCGGCCACTGAACCGATTACACTGGAAAGCACGCCGAATACGCAGGAAATTCCCAAGGCAACACCGGATGCACCCGTAGCGGCTGTCCCGGTAGCCCCGGCTAAAGAATACTCTCTGGATGAATTACTGACGGCGACAGCGCCGCTCATGGACGCCGGGAAAATTGCAGATCTTCAGGCACTGATGCAGAAATATGGCGTCGCTTCCATGATGGAAATCCCGAAAGAAAAATATGGCGAATTGGCGACAGACCTGCGCGCATTGGGGGCGAAATTATGAGCAAGCAGCATGCATTGTTAAGTGCTTCCTCAGCGCATCGCTGGCTGAAATGCACGGCAGCGCCGCAGATGGAGCAGAAATTCCCTGACACGACATCGACCTATGCAGCAGAAGGTACATTGGCGCACAGCATCGCAGAACTCAAACTGCGCGCCTATGCCGTCGAACCGATGAGCCACGCTACCTTTACCCGGCGATTGAATAAGCTCAAAAAAGATGAACTTTATCAGGCGGAAATGGACGGCTATACCGAAACGTACCTGGATTACATCAAAGGTATCCTGCTGTCGTATAAGGCTAAGCCCTATGTCGTGGCCGAAAAGAAAGTTGATTTCAGCAGCTACGTTCCAAAGGGGTTTGGTACCGCCGACTGCCTGATCATGGCGCATGATGATTTGCATATCGTTGATTTCAAGTATGGAAAGGGGGTTCCCGTCGATGCAGCCAACAATCCGCAGATGAGATTGTACGCCCTGGGCGCCTTATCTGCGTACCAACTGCTGTACCGATTCAAGACGGTACACATGCACATCGTCCAGCCGCGAATCAACAATTTCAGCCAGGAAACATTGGGTGTCGATATCCTGAAAGATTGGGCCGCTGATGTGGTTGCCCCAAAAGCCCAGGAAGCCGCCAGTAAAGACAGGGGAGCATTCAACCCTGGAGAGTGGTGCCGGTTCTGCCGGGCCAAGGCACAGTGCAAGGCCCGGTGCGATGCTTATGCATCCATGGTAGATACCGCACAGGAAAAGCACGATATGACCATGATTACCATGTCGGAACTCGGCGGATACTTGAAAAAGGCAAAACTGCTGCAAGACTGGGCCGATGACTTACAGGAATATGCGCAGTCCTGTGCCATGAAAGGCATCCATGTCCCGGGTTGGAAGCTGGTGGAAGGCCGGGGAAGCCGGGTATTCACTGACATGGATGCGGCCTTCAGCAAGCTGATGGAAAACGGTATCGACGAATCGGTCCTGTACGAACGCGTACCGCTGACACTGGCTAAGACAGAAAAAGCCATCGGCAAGAAACTGTTTGCCGACTTATGCGATGAATTCATCGAACGGAAGCCCGGCAAACCGGCTCTGGTACCTGAATCCGATAAGCGCCCGGCGTTAGATTTTACCCCGAAAGCATCCGATGTTTTTAAACCTATTGACGAAAAAGGAGATAACTAACTATGGAAAACACGAATATCGTATTAGAAAATGTCCGCCTTAGCTATGTACATCTTTTGAAGCCCTATGGCCGTGACCCGCAAGGCCCGCAGAAATACCAGACGACTATCCTGTTGCCGAAAACGGATACGGCAGGCAAGCAGAAGTTGGATGCCGCCATTGCCGCAGCTACACGTAACGGCTTGAACGGCAAATGGAACGGCACAGCTCCGGCCAAAGTACCTACGCCGATTTGGGATGGCGACGGTCTTACCCAGAACGGGAATCAGTTCGGCCCGGAATGCAAAGGCTGCTGGGTATTCACGGCGTCCAGCGCGGCAGATAAGCCCGTCGATGTCGTTGACGCCCAGATGAACCGCATCATCGACGCGACACAGATTTATAGTGGCGTATATGCGAACATCTCGCTTAACTTCTTCCCGTATAACTACCAGGGGAAAAAGGGCATCGGATGCGGCCTCGGACCGGTGCAGAAAATCCGTGACGGTGAACCTTTAGGCGGGTCGGCTCCGTCGGCTAAGTCCGTGTTCCACGTCATTCAGCCGCAGGCACAAGCATCAGCGACACCGGCAATCAACCCCCTTACTGGCCAGCCCATGTAATCGATATATGTGTCTTTCAGGCGCGTGGAACAACCGCGCGCCTATTTTTATCAAGAGGTGATTTACATGCCGAAACATCTCAGCATTGACATTGAAACATATTCGGATATAGATATCGGGAAATGTGGGCTGTTCAAGTACTGCGACAGTGAAGCCTTTGAAATTCTGCTGTTTGCCTACTCCTATGATTTCGGACCGGTGAAGGTCGTAGACCTGGTATCCGGCCAGGCTATCCCTGGCAATGTCCAGATGGATTTACAGAATCCCGATGTCATCAAGCACGCCTACAATGCGGCCTTTGAAATTACCTGCCTCAACCGGGCTGGGTACTTAACACCGCCAGACCAATGGCGCTGTACCATGCTTCATGGTCTGTATCTTGGGTACCCGGCGGGGCTGGCAAATCTAGGGAAAGCCCTGGGCCTGCCAGATGACAAACAGAAAATGGCAGCTGGCAAGGCCCTAATCCGGTATTTCTGTGTGCCATGCAAAGCGACCAAGCGCAACGGCAACCGCCGGCGCAACCTGCCGAAACACGACCCGGATAAATGGCGGACCTTCAAAGAATATAACGCCCAGGACGTCGTAACCGAGATGGCCGATTACCAGCGGCTGCTTGCGTATCCTGTCCCGGACTGGGTGCAGGAAGACTGGGTTATCGACTATGAATTGAACCGCCGGGGCATACAGCTTGATTTGGACCTTGTATACGGCGCTATCCGTATCAATGATGAGCACCGCGAGGAGCTGATTCAGCGGGCCATTGCTATCACAGGTCTGAGCAACCCGAACAGCCGGAACCAATTATTGGAATGGCTCAATGAAAATACGGATCTGAACCTGGAAAAACTGACTAAGGAAACGGTATCAGAGTCCCTGCAAGTAGCCAGCGGCGCCGCGGAAGAAGTGCTGCGGATCCGCAAGAATCTATCGAAAAGCAGTGTGTCGAAGTACCAGGCCATGAAAAGCGCTGTTTGCCACGATCATCGCATTCGAGGCGTCCTGCAATTCTACGGAGCAAACCGGACGGGGCGATGGGCAGGTCGGCTTGTCCAGGTCCAGAACCTGCCTCATGATGTTCCGCCAGCTATCGACGTAGCCCGGCATTTGGCGAGTACGGGAAACCGCCACGGCCTGGAACTGCTCTACGGTGACGTAGCCAGCACTTTGTCCCAGCTGATTCGTACGGCTTTCATCGCGCCCGATGACGCCATGCTGTGCGTATCAGACTTTTCTGCTATCGAAGCCCGGGTATTGTCCTGGTTGGCTGATGAGAAGTGGCGCATGGATGTTTTCGCCAATAACGGCGATATATACTGTGCGTCGGCGTCTTCCATGTTCGGCGTGCCTGTCGTGAAACACGGCATCAATGGCCACTTACGGCAAAAAGGGAAGGTTGCAGAACTGGCCCTAGGGTATCAGGGTGGGCCAAATGCCCTGATTTCTATGGGTGCCCTCAAGCAGGGGCTGACAGAAGAGGAACTGCCGGATATAGTCCGTCGCTGGCGGGCGTCGAACCCGCGCATCCAAGACTTCTGGTATGCCGTTGATAACGCGGCTATGTCAGTCATGCAGAACGCCCAGCCCGTAGGATTGCCGCACGGCATCATCTTCAGCCGTGAATGCAATTTAGTGTATGGCTACGACTACTTGACGATAACCCTGCCCAGCGGCCGGCGACTGTTCTACCCGCAACCCTATATCGCGGATAACCAGTTCGGCCGCCCGGCCATCCATTACCGTACACAGGTCGGCGCCAACTGGGTCAACACTTCGACCTACGGCGGCAAGCTCGTGGAAAACATTACTCAGGCCATCGCCCGGGACTGCCTGGCCTTGGCTATCAAGCGACTGGTACAACATGGCTATAAGCCGCTCATGCACATTCATGATGAGGTCGTGTTAGAAGTACCGAAAACGGAACTGCATGATGATGAAATCGAAAGGATCAACGCCATCATGTGCGCACCTATCCCGTGGGCGCCAGGGCTGTTATTAAACGCCGATGGATTTGTCAGCCCGTACTATAAGAAGGATTGAGGGGAGTGTGATAGATATGAGCCGTTGTACGGTATGGCGATTGATTTTTTTCTACGCCATTGTTTTTTGGATTGCATTTTTTGTAGCCGCTGTATATATGCTGAAATAGGAGTCAAATAATGAAATGGGTTAATCCAAATGATGAAATGCCAAAGCGCTATACAACTATCCTGATTGCCATCCAATATCCCCAACATAATCGGGCATATACCATTACTACGGGCCTTTATATCGGCGAACGCATGGGATGGTACGCCGATGTCAACGGGAAATACCTGGATACAGAACAGGTGAAATATTGGGCTCCGATTGCGTCCCTGCCCAGGGAATATTAATGAAGCCGAATCAAGGAGGAGAATAACATGATAGACGATAAAATGGCTAAGATGGCCGTAAATACAATTGATGCATATTGCGTATACCATGTCGGATGCAATAACTGCGAAATCAGGGATAATTGTAGGGGAGGGGAACATATGACTCACCCATTTGCTTGTCTACGTCCATACCCAAATATAGTCACATTTGGAAATATGCAGAAGCCATCAGAAAAGCCACCGAAGTTTGACATTACATTGAAAGACAGCACGGATTTTCGGGAATACATCAACGAAATCTTTATGCGTGAAGCTGAAAAAGCCGGTCTCCCGATGAACACGGCCAACTCGATAAAATGGTCCGCAAACGGGAAAATCAAGGTCACGTTCGTCGACGATGATAACAAGACGAAATACATTGGCGTGGCGAAGTGCCATCCAAACGACGCTTTCAATCCGGAAGTCGGCATTAAACTGGCTATCGAAAGAGCAGCTAAGCAGATGCGTGAGCCGTTTATTCCTAATGAAGGTGAGGTCTACTATTACGTTGCTGGATTGGACGAAGTCTACGATACAATTAATTACCATGAATATAAAGATATTTTAAATATCGCATTGGGTAACTGCTTCAAGACATTAGAAAAAGCATTGGATAATACATATGTCATCATGCGCCGCGCCGTGAATGCTATAGAACTTTTGAAGAAATGTAGGGATGATAATGCTGAAGATTCTTGAATTATTTGGTGGAATTGGCAGCCCTCGGGTCGCACTGCGAAACTTAGGGATTCCGGTTAAATCAATCGACTATGTCGAAATCGATGAAAAGGCTGTCAGGTCATACAATGCGATCTTTCGCGGTGACCTATCGTATAAAACACAAGACGTTAGGGGGTGGAACTTGAAGCCAGACATCTTGATCCACGGAAGCCCTTGCCAGGATTTCAGTATTGCAGGCAGGCAGCGCGGAGCGGATCCGAATAGCGGAACCCGCTCATCGCTCATGTGGGAAACCGTTAGCATCGTTAGAAATATGGGACTATGGAAGCCCAGAATCATCATATGGGAGAACGTGAAAAACGTAAGAAGCCGCTATATGGTGCATAACCATGAATGGTACATGTCTGAATTGGAACAAATGGGGTATATAAGCTCCTATGCTCTGCTGGATGCCCGGGATTTCGGGCTTCCACAAGCCAGGAAACGGATTTTCACGGTGTCTATTTTGGGCGGCAAAGAATTTGATTTTACCCATCTGAAAAGAAGGCCAATGGCCAATATCCGGGCTTTCCTGGAAAGCGGCCCTGTTGATGATTATTACCGGGTTAAAGCTCCGTCAATGCTTAGGGCAATCGGGAAGACAGGAACTGTCAGGAGACTTCCTATTATCCATGATTACTGTTGGACGATTACAGAACGACCGGACAGAGCGCCGGGATGCGGATGCCTGCCAATAGGAAACGGAAATTATAGGTATTTGACTGAGCGTGAATGCTGGCGGCTTCAAGGTTACAGCGATATCGACTTTGATGCAGCCGCTCAGGTTAATAGCCGGAGGACCCTTTACCGTCAAGCAGGCAATAGTATCCCCGTACCGATTTTTGAAAGCCTTTTCAAGAAAATGCTATAGGGAGGATTGAGAAAATGGCTAATGATGTACAGCACCCGGACCACTACACGTGGAAAGGAACCGAATGTAAAACTATTATTGAATCTATGACAAAAGGCCTGGACGGACAGGACGCCTATTATGTGGGAAATATCATCAAGTATCTGTACAGGTATCCTATGAAGGGAACGGCGCATAAAGATTTGATGAAAGCCCGGCAGTATCTCGATTTCCTAATTACGACTCAGGAAGTCCGGGACGCAGAAAAGGAAAAAGGAAATGCGTAATGCGAGTTACCCCGATTGGGGGAGGTGTTATTTTGCAGAACGATAGAAAACTGGTCATCAGCGTTGGTAGCAGCCGCAGCTCGAAGAACTGGGTACAGACAGAGATGATGTGGTCGGAGTTCATCGACCGCCTGCGTGTGCCACAGCGGACGCCTGAAACATTTGATGACTACATGAAAATGTCGAAACGGCAGAAAAGCGAACTGAAGGACATCGGCGGCTTTGTCGGTGGATCCCTGCAAGGGACCCGCCGCAAGGCGGCCGCTGTCACGGGGCGCGACCTGGTGACACTGGACATGGACAACATCGCGGCCGGGGAAACGGATAACGTCATCCGCCGCATCGACGGCCTGGGCGCCGCATATGTTGTGTACAGCACCCGTTCGCATGCGCCATTCCGGCCTCGCCTGCGTGTCATCCTGCCAATCGATAAAACGGTCACAGCCGATGAATATGAACCCATCGCGCGGAAACTGGCCAGTATCATCGGCATCGAACTGTGCGACCCGACAACATTCGACGTCTCACGGCTGATGTATTGGCCATCGTGCAGTACCGACAGCCAGTATGCCTTTGCCTATGGGGACAAGCCCTTTACCAGTGCCGACGGCATACTTAATCAATATGAAGACTGGCACGATGTACGGACATGGCCGCAAGTACCAGGCAAAGAAATGAAACCGAAAGAACTGCTGGCCCGGCAAGCGGATCCTACGAAAAAAGCGGGCATCGTCGGAGCTTTCTGCCGCACCTATGACATCCGGGGCGCTATCGCTGCCTTCATCCCGAATGCATACGAAAACACGGACAAAGACGACCGTCTGACCTATACCGGCGGGTCTACCGTTGCCGGGGCTGTCATCTATGATGACGGTAAATTCCTGTACAGCCATCACGCGACGGATCCCGTCAGCGGGATGCTGGTCAACGCGTTCGACCTCGTCCGGATGCACCGGTTCAGCGAGGACGATGCGGATGCTAAAGAGGGTACCCCGGTCAACCGTCTGCCCAGCTACCAGGCCATGAAGCGCCTGGCCATGCAGGATACCGACGTCATGGCGGACCTCAATGCGACAGCTCAGCAGCACGCATCCGACGTCTTCAACGCCTTGACAGATGAAGGTAATGCCCCATCCATCAGCCTGGCTCATGATGATGTCAATTGGATGCAGCAGGCGCACTTAGAATATGATCAGAACACGGGGCGCCCGAAAAAGACGATGGACAACATCATCCGAATCCTGAATTTTGACCCGGAACTGGCTGGAAAAATGGCTATCGATGACTTCTCGACACGTGGCCTGGTCTTGGGCAGCCTGCCTTGGAACAGATGTGAATCCCGGCGGCTGTGGCAGGATACAGATGATGCCGGTGTCGCCTGGTACCTAGAAAACCGTTATGGAATCACCGGGCGTGATAAAATCGCCGGTGCCTTGATGCTGGTATCAGAACAGCATCGTTTTAACGAAGTCAAAGACTATTTCCAAAGCCTTAGCTGGGATGGTGTGCCACGCGTTGAAACGATGCTGCACGATTACCTAGGCGCAGAGGACAACGCCTATACGCGGGCCGTAGGTCGTAAATCATTGGCGGCGGGTGTGGCCCGTGTTATGACGCCGGGGTGTAAATATGACTATGTGCCGGTATTCTCCGGGCCCCAGGGAATTGGCAAGACGACGTTCCTGAAAACCATCGGCCGGGACTGGCACAGCGACAGCCTGCAATCATTCCGGGGTAAAGAAGCCGCGGAGATGATACAAGGCATCCTGATAAACGAAATCGGGGAAATGACGGGGTACAGCAAATCCGACGACAACGAGATCAAGCAATTCCTGTCACGCTGTTACGACGTATACCGTCAGCCTTATGGGCGCCATACGGGGCGCTATCCCCGTAAAGGGATATTCTTTGGTACCTGTAATGACCATGACTTCCTGAAAGACCCGACAGGATCGCGCCGATTCTGGCCGGTCGATGTAGGCATATTCAAGCCGGTGAAAAGCATCTGGACCGAACTGCCGGCAGAAGTGGACCAGATATGGGCGGAAGCCGTGCATTGCTGGCAAAACGGGGAGCCGCTGTATATGGATACCCCGGAGCTGGATTCCATGGCCAAAGCTGAACAGGACCAGCACCGGGAGGACAACGTCAAAGATGGGATGATCCGCGATTTCCTGATGCGGCCCATCCCGGAAGGCTATGACGCGATGCCCCTGTCGGCGCGGCGCATGTGGTGGGCCGGGACGGCACAGAATGCGGATAAAGCGACGACACAGCGGACCAAGACATGCGCTTTAGAGATATGGTGTGAATGTTTTGGCGGGGATCCGCGGAATATGAAACGCAGCGACTCCCGGGACATCAACTATGTACTGGCGAGTGTTCCAGGATGGAAGCGGAATAAGAGCCGGCGTCGGTATGGATATTGTGGAGTACAACGTGGATTTGAACTAATACTTATTTAAAATTATGGATTTTTATACTAATATCAGGTGTGAACATTCTAGGTTAATTATCAAGCATATTAAAAAGCGTAAAGAACGCTTGATAAAGTTTTAAGAACTAAAGGTAATACTTTGAACGGTTCAAAAACCCATAAGCGTGAACAAACTATTGGAATGTTCACACAGAATGTTCACACCTAACACCGCATTATTAATACGTTTATACCGCAAAATACCCTATGTGAACATTAGTTATATATAAAAAGTAAAAAGTAAGAATTAGAGAAGGGTATTGAGAATAAAACATGTTAAATACGCATGTATGTAGCCTAATCCTCTAAATTATATATTTTTTGGCTATGAATGTTCACGCGGCAAACGCAGAAAAACACTTAGCATGCAGTTTTATACAAGGGAGGACGAAACAATGGTATTGGAAAGTAAAATCGAACAGAAATTAGTCAAAGGTATCAAGGCCATGGGAGGCCGGGCTTATAAATGGGTATCTCCGGGGAACACGGGGGTACCGGACCGCATCGTCATTTATCCGGATGGTAAGGTCGAATTCGTCGAATTGAAGACCGACACCGGACGGACGACGCCTTTACAGAAAGCCCAGCTGCGTCGGCTGGTTCAGCTGAATTGTACGGTTCATGTGCTGTACGGCGAGCAGGATGTCAATGAATATCTGGATATGCATGCCATGCGCTTGGGCTGAGGGAGGCGGCAACCATGAAATTTATCCCGCATCCGTATCAGGAATTCTGTATCAAGCAGGTCATCCAAAAGCCGGCTATCGGGCTGTTCCTGGATATGGGGCTTGGGAAGACAGCCATCACGCTGACAGCGGTCAATGAATTGAAGTACGGCCGCTTCCAGGTCCGACGTATCCTGGTCATCGCACCGAAGAAAGTGGCAGAAGCTACCTGGCAGCGGGAAGCCGCTAAATGGGATAACTTGAAGCATCTGCGGTTCTCGACGGTCCTGGGGAGTACGACGAAGCGCATCCGGGCGCTGAATACACCGGCGGATATCTACGTCATCAACCGGGAAAACGTCGTATGGCTGGTGGATTACTATAGGAACGACTGGCCCTTTGATATGGTCGTCGTCGATGAGTTTTCCAGCTTTAAAAGCCACAGCGCTAAAAGGTTCAAGGCCCTGGCGGCTATCCGGCCCCATATCCGCCGCATCGTCGGCTTGACTGGGACCCCGTCGCCGAACGGCCTGGCGGATTTGTGGAGCCAGGTCTTCCTGTTGGATGGCGGCGTCCGGCTGGGCCGGTACTACACCCATTTCCGGGAACGCTACTTTGAACCAGGCCGGCGCAGCCGTGACGTCATCTATGAGTACGACCCCAAAGATGGGGCGCAGGATGCCGTCATGAAGCGAATCGCCGATATATGCATCAGCATGAAGGCGTCGGATTATTTACAGCTTCCGGCCTGCGTCTATGATGACGTCCCGATTGTCCTGTCGCCGAAAGCCAAGAAAGCCTACGGCGAACTGGAACGTACCATGATCCTGGCTTTGCCGGATGGCGATATCGACGTGACATCAGCGGCAGCGCTGTCGAATAAGTTACAGCAGCTGGCCAATGGGGCCATCTATGACGATGAGCATGAAGTCCATACCGTGCATGATTGCAAAATCGAAGCCTTCCTGGAATTAGTCGAGAAGCTGAACGGTCAGCATGCCTTGGTATTTTATAATTTCCAGCATGACCGGGACCGGATGGTGGCAGCCCTGAAGAAAACGAAATTGCGATACCGGGTCTATAAAGACGCCAACGATGAGCAGGCGTGGAACGAAGGCCAGGTAGATTTATTGCTGGCCCATCCGGCATCGACGGGGTATGGCCTGAATCTGCAACATGGAGGCCATCACGTCATCTGGTTCGGACTGAACTGGTCCCTGGAGCTGTATCAGCAGGCCAATAAACGCCTGCACCGGCAGGGGCAGGAATACCCGGTCATTGTGCATCATTTGATTTGTGAGGGCACACGCGATGAAGATTTAGCAGAAGCCCTGACGAAGAAGGACGCGGCCCAGGCCTTTGTCTTGCACAGCCTGAAGGCCCGCATCCGGTCCGTGAAAGGAGAAGCCTATGAAGAACCACGAAGGATACCCGGACCCGACAGCCGGGCAGGCCGCGGCGAATATCCGGAAGGATGACCGCCGGGCCGATTTGGTCTTGCAGATCATCAAAGCGGCCTGCAAGTTGGCCGGGTATCGGATGATATGTACCCGGCGTAATTTGAAGATACTGGAACTAATCATCAGGAGGCAGTTATGACAGCAAAAGAATATTTGAGCCGCATACGCAGGCAGAACTTTATCTTGAAACAAACAGAACATGAACTGACAGAAATACGGTCCGACATCCTGACCATCCGGGCCAGCAGCCTGGCCGAGCATGTCAGCGGGTCCAAAAATTCTGACGTCGCTGATAAATACATCCGCCTGGAGCAGTACATGGATAAGGTCAACCATGAATGGGATATCCTGATCAATATGAGGATGGAAGCCAAAGCCATGATCAAGGCTCTGCCGGATCCGCAACAGCAGGCTGTCTTGTACGCTAGGTATATTAATTGCAAACGCTGGGAAGATATTGCGTCTGATATGGGGTACAGCTGGCAAGGAGTATTTAAGCTACATGGCAGGGCACTGCAAAGCTTTGAGCACATGAATAAAATGCTTTTGTGCAAAGAGTAGATTAAAGTAGACTAAGAAAAAGCGTATAATGGTAGTGTGAAAAGCGGGGCCGAAGGAACCCATTCTGATGGCGGTCATGATGTGTTCCCGGCCCACACACTGTCACAGGTACACGCCTCCTTGTTTCAACTGCGGCGCGTTTGCTCATGCGCCGTTGCACGGCGGAGTAGCTCAATGGTAGAGCCAAGGGGCCGGGCCTCCTATGTTGCTGGTTCGAGTCCAGCCTCCGCCCTCTCCTTTTGGGGCGCATCTATCGTAGGGACGTAGCTCAATGGGTAGAGTAGTGGTCTCCAAAACCATTTGTTGAAGGTTCGAGTCCTTCCGTTCCTGCCAGCCATGGAAATGTGGCCGAGTTAGCTAAAGGCAGCCCCCTGCTAAGGAGCCGGATGAGGCGGTCTCGTCCCGATGGTTCGAATCCATCCATTTCCGCCAAAATAAAAAAACTCTCCTTACGTTAGTAAGGAGAGTTTGCTGAACAGGTTGCGACCCTATTCAGGCTTGTTAGTACGAGACTGTGAAATTTCAGTATCTTCTAAATCTTTAATGGGGATAGCCCATGCTTTCAACCCGTAGTTACGAGCGTACAAGATTTTCCCGGTACGTGGATCCTTGCGCCAGGAGCGGAAGATAACATTTGACTTATGTTTTTTGTCCACAGCTGCCACCTCTTTTCGTAAAGAATTGAGGCGGGGCGCCCCGCACGAATATATTATACCATATGTTATAGCTACGAAAAAAGGCCCTAGATATATCTAGGGCCTTTTCCGTGGGACAGGCGGACGATAGAATTAATAATTGTCCTTAGCTAAATGATTCGCGACGTCATTTAGGCATGTTCTGTGAACCAAACATAAGTCAACTATAATATACATCAAATCGAGCAGTTAGTCAAATAATAAAAATGAATAAATATTTCAATGATTGAGCTAAATAAAACGATAATAAACATTAATAAACAGACAAACCATTGTTTATACATGTTTACCGAATAAAAATAAGGCTGGTGGTGATTATGTGAGCGATAAAAAACGGGATAAAGCGTACAAGGATTACTGCAATGGCATGAAATACAGAGACATTGCGGTAAAATACGGCGTATCTTTATCTACGGTTAAAAGCTGGGCCACACGCCACTGGAAGGTTGCAACAAAGGATAAAAAGTTGCAACCGCAACCGGAAAAAGTTGCAACCTTGCAACCCAAGAAAAAGTTAAAAGATAAGCTGCTGGAATCGGTCAATGGCAATGAAGAACTGACTGAGAAGAGGCGGCTTTTTTGCTTGTATTACGCCACTTCATACAATGCACTCCAGTCGTACCTGAAAGCGTATAAATGTGATAAAGAGACGGCTATGGCGAGCGGCTCAAGATTGTTAAGAAATGTTAAGGTCCAGGCGGAAGTTAAACGGCTGCGTCAAATCATGCAGCACCATCTGGACGTCGGCGTTTCCGACCTGGTGCAGTACTGCTTGAAGGTCGTCGGGGCAGACTTGGGCGACTATGTCACTTTTAACGGCTTTAACGTCAAGCTGGCGGATAGTAAAACCGTCGACACGTCCGTTGTGTCCGAGATCAAGCAGGGGAAAGACGGCATCAGTATCAAGATGGAAGACAAGAAGTGGGCCTGGGAGATGCTGGCCAAGTACCTGGGCTTCGATGCCATGGAAGAACTCAAGAAAGAAAAACTCAAGGCCGAGGTGGCCGAATTGCGCACGGATAACGATGAGGAGGATATTACTTTTGAATTCGCACGAGAACCGAAAACGGAAACGAAAAGTTAATATTGCCAATCTGATTGCCCCATCGTTCGATGAGGTCTTTTTTGACGTCGAACAGCACCTGCATACCTTTTATCTGCTGGCGGGGGGCCGTGGCAGTGCTAAGTCATCGTTTGTAGGCGGTATCCGCATCCCCGTATCGGTGATGGAAGACCCGAATATCCATGCCGTCGTCATCCGTAAGGTCGGCAACACCATCAAGAACAGCGTCCTGCCTCAGATTGTCTGGGGGCTGGAGCAATTGGGCGTTCTGGACAAGTTCCGCGTCAAATTGTCGCCGCCGGAAATCACATATAAGAAGACGGGACAAAAAATTCTTTTCTTCGGGCTGGATGACCCGGCAAAAGTCAAATCCATCAAACTGCCCTTTGGCTATGTCGGCATAGTATGGTTCGAAGAATTGGACCAGTTCAGTGGCATGGAAGAGATTCGTAACGTGTTGCAGTCCCTCTTGCGCGGTGGCCCGTCCTATCAAGTGTTCGGAACGTATAACCCGCCGAAGAGCCGGAATAACTGGGTCAATGAGGAAATCCTTGTAGATGATCCAGACCGGCTGGTCCATCACTCGACCTATTTGACCGTGCCAGAAGACTGGCTGGGGCCGCAGTTCCTGGCTGAAGCGGAAAAGCTCAAAGCAAAGAATGAACGGGCTTACCGTCACGAGTATCTCGGTGAAGTCACTGGCACTGGCGGCGCTGTTTTTGAGAACGTGGAAGATATGGCCATGAGCAATGAACTTGTCGGTAATTTTGACAGGTTGTACTACGGTCTGGACTTCGGCTTTTCTATTGACCCGCTGGCCTTCGTATCGATGCACTACGATGCGAAAAGAGAAGATCTATACATCTTCGATGAAATCTATCAGCAGAAGCTGACCAATAGCCGGGCCGCCGAACTGATACAGCAGAAGGCCGGCTCCGGGCGCATCATCGCCGATTCAGCCGAACCAAAGTCGATACAGGAGATGCGGAACATGGGCCTTCATGTAGGCGGAGCCAAAAAAAGCCGCGACAGCGTAGAGCACGGCATCAAGTGGCTCCAGGACCGGTCCCATATCTACATCGATAAGAGGCGCTGCCCCAATACCTATCGGGAGTTCGTGACGTATGAGTACGAGCGGAACCGGCAGGGGCAGTTCATCAGCGCCTACCCGGATAAAAACAATCACGCACTGGATGCTACGCGGTACGCCATGGATGACGTCATGCGCCGTTCGGCCATTCCAGGACTGCGGAAAGGAGATTTTGGTTTATGAGGATTCAGACGACAAAGACAGCGCTGTCCGTGCAGGACCTAGCCCAGATTTGCTTGCGGCATGACAGGTATTATAATCACTGCCTCAAGCTAAAGGGCTACTATGCAGGCCAGCACGACATCCTGCATAAAGAGGCGCGGAATAATGGAGCTCCGAATAACAAGGTCGTGGCCAATTTCTGCAAATATATCTCAGATATGGATACGGGCTTCTTCATCGGCAAACCGGTCGCCTATGCCTCCTTTACCGGAAATGGGGACGAAGTTCAGGCACTCCAGGACGTCTTTAAATACAATGACGAGGCCGCCCACAACATGGAACTGGCCGAAGAAGCCAGTATTACCGGCGACGGTTACGAACTGCTGTATATGGATGCCGACGCGAACATCCGATTCCGCCGCATCCCGTCCGAGGAGGTCATCTTGGTCTGCGACGCCTCGCTGGAAGAGAATGTCATGCTGGGCATCCGGCACTACCGGGTATATGACTTGGATGGGGCAACCTATCAGGAGTACGTCGACGTCTACGATGACAGCACGGTAACGAACTACTCGTATGATTCCGGGACGCTCCGTCTGATCAGCGCACCGCAGCCGCACTTCTTCAGCGACGTACCCATCGTCGAATATGCGAACAATCAGCTCCATCAAGGCGACTTCGAAGGCGTCATCACGCAGATTGATGCCTACAATCTGGCTCAGAGCTGTACCATGGACGACATGGAAGATTTTACAGACGCGTACCTGTGCCTGGCCGGGTTGGGCGGGACTACGGGCGAAGACGTCCAGGAGATGCGGCGTAACAAGGTATTGCTCCTGGACAATACGGGCGATGCGAAATGGCTCATCAAGAACCTGAACGACACGTATATCGAGAACATGAAGACCCGCCTGGAAAAGGACATCCACAAGTTTTCGAGTGTGCCGGACATGAGCGATGAGGCCTTTTCTGGCAATGCGTCGGGCGTGGCTATCAAGTACAAACTGATTGGCATGGAACAGATTCGCAGCCGGAAAGAGGTCGCCTTCCGAAAAGGGCTTCAGCGGCGCATTGAACTGATTGCCGATATGTTGCGGACCAAAAGCGCGGCCGATATTGACTTTCGGGACATTGAGATTACCTTCACGGCCAACATCCCGGCCGACATCAAGGAACAGGCCGATATTGTTAAAGAGCTGTATGGCCTTGTGTCGCAGAAACGGCTGCTGTCCCTGCTGCCCTTCATCGCAGATCCGGCCGCCGAAATGGATGAGCTCAAGCGTGAAGAGGCGGACCGGCAGGATGCTTATGGGAGTGATGTAGCGAATGACGAACGAGGAGTACTGGGCCCGCCGGATGACGGAGCTGGAGGAACAGTGGAATAGGAAAAGCCGCCAGGAGCTGGAAGCCGAACTGGCGGCCTATTATCGCCAGGCGCTGGCCCACATCCAGAAGGATATAGATGCCCTGTACGCCCGTTTTGCCCAGGACAACGGCTTGACCTACGTCGAGGCGTCGCAGCTCTTGCAGGGAAGTGAATACCGCGTCTGGCGTATGGACATCGAGGACTACCTCAAGCAGTATAAGGATACTGGCGACAAGGCCATCCTCCAGGAGCTGAACATATTGGCCATGCGCAGCCGCATCACCCGGCTGGACAAGCTATACACAGAAACACTGGTCCACCTGGCTGACTTAACGAAAAAGGCCGAGGACGCCGTCGACAGGTATTTCCCGACGGTTTACCAAGATTTCTACTATCACAGTCTATACGACATAGGCCAGAAAATAGGCCTGAGGGCCGCTGTAACTGCCGTTGATGATAAACAAGTGTTATCTATCCTAAAGACGCCTTGGAGCGGTAAGAACTACAGCCAGCGCATTTGGAAGGATAATTCCCAGCTCGGCAAGACCATCAAGGACGTCGTTGCCCAGGCCACACACCGTGGGACGGATATAGAAACCTTGTCACGGCTGGTATCACGCCGGATGGACGTCGGTGTGAGCAATGCCCGCCGTCTGGTCCGGACGGAGCTGAACTTTACCGAGAACCGGGCCGCCTTCGACAGCATCAAGGAAGCGGGGATGAAGTATTACCGCTTTTCGGCGACGCTGGACCGGCGGACATCGGCAACCTGCCGGGACCACGATGGACATGTTTATCCCATCAATGAATACCAGCCAGGTAGTACAGCCCCGCCGCTTCATCCGAACTGCCGTTCTACCATTGCGGGAAGCCTGTACGGGCCGGATAGAAAGAAGACGGGGACACGTATTGCCAGAAATGACAAGGGCAAGACATATTATGTGCCGGCTGACATGAATTATAAAGAGTGGGAAAACGTATATGTCCGTAAGAGCATGACAATTAGAGAGTGG